AGTTCAAACTGCGCTTTTTTAGTGTTGTCGGCGTTGTCTTGCAGCGTAAACTTGGTGTCATCAATTGACATTACACCCGTGGTATTTGCAATCGCAAATGAAGCAGTGCCATCTAACGCATTGATGTTTGTGGCATCAAGACTTGTTGTGTCTACGGCTGTCAATCCAGTTAAAGCGCCAGCATCACTCAAAATGCCAACAGAGTTTTGAATTAGCTTGCCAGTAGTGCCATCAAATCTGGCAAGAGCGTTATCTGTTGAAGATGCTGGACCAGTAACATCGCCCGACCCCGCTGGACCCGGTGGACCAGCAATACCGCGGTCAAGAATGACGGTTGTGTTTGGTGTTGGCGTTACTTCAAGGACGAGATTGTTCCCGTCTTGCACGACTACTTGTATTGGACCCATGATGATTCCTTAGCTGATGTTAATGATGCCGTCCGAACGGACAAGGAACATCAAGAAAATAATCAAATCATCTTGTGGCGTTCCACCAGAAGCAGGGAAACTGACTTTGATGCGACCACTGAAACAAACAGGGTCAACCTCGTTAATTGCCAATTCAGGGTCACCAACAATAATTGACCATGCGCTATCGTCAAGCACAAGCGTAAACGTGCCAGCAGCATCTACGCGATTGGCAATCGTTAGGGTAACTGTGGTGGGTGTCGGGGTGTAGTTACCAATGTCAAAGGATAGTCCCGTTCGGGTGTCCTGTAAGTTGGTAACCGTTCGCCTAACAATCTGTGCGCTGATGGTTGCGCCCGTCAAATTGATAGGTGTGCTTGGAAGCGTTGCGGTTGTTTTAAGCGCAAGATTCCAATAGGTTTGTTGGTTGTAAACAAGTTCACCCGTAATAAGCGGGTTGTCAAAACCCGAGACTTGGGTAATGACGTTTTGGCTAAAGACTGGCATAACAATTCCCTGAACTCAGGTGGTGACGTCCCCCGCAAACTCGCAAGGGGTACGGATATCTTGTCATGTAGTTGGCTTATTTTAGCCCTTGTTCTGCAAAGCCTCAATCAATTTTTGTTGTTCGTCTACCTTGGCAGACAATTCTTGAATGGCTTTTGTAAGCACAGCAATATAGCTTGGGTAATGGATTGTTTTAAACCCCACCTCATCGCCTACTTTCCAATCTGGCTCCTCATACACCAAAGACGATTCAGCGCCAATTAAGTCTTCTACCTCGTCAGCAATAAAGCCGTAACCCTTTTGATGCCTTGGGTCTGCTTTCAGCTTATACGAAACAGGGCGCAATTGGTTAACAAAAGAAAGCCCAAGGTCAGCGTCTGCCACTTCTTCTTTAAGGCGAACGTCTGATGGGCTTGTGGTTCGCACATCAAGCGTGACAGTGCTGCCTGATCCAGACGTACCAACATAAGCGCCAGCAATACCTGTTGATGTGCTACCAAGAATGCTTATCTGGTTTGAACTGACAGATGCCGTGCCGCTGTTAGTGGCAAAAGATGTCGGGATGACATCTGTAGATGACCAACCACTGCCAGAAAGATAAAAGTTTGCACCGGGTGCTGTTGCTGTCAGGTTGCTTGTTGTCAATGACAAGCTGCCGCCAAGCGTCAAACTACCTGATGTAGTAACAGTGCCTGATAGCGTAAGACCAGAAACAGAACCTGTGCCGCTAACGCTGGTTACAGTTCCGCTTCCGCTTACAGAAACCCATTGACCGTCACCACGCAAATATGTTGTTGTATTGTTAGGCGGCGGCTCAATTGTTACTGTTCCATATAAAAATTTTCCAACAATAATATAAAGAGCATTTGATGTTGCGTTAAATGCTGAAGCAGTTAGCGCAGAAAAGTTAGGACCAGTTGATTGGAAATAACCACCACCATAACCACCAACACCAATTACGCCATATCCTTTACCAGTATCGGGAGCGTAGCCAAATACGCCCATGTTGACGGTTGAAACGCTTGCTGTTGATGTCCCCAAAAGACCAGCCCTGACATAAGAGGCACTTGCAGCGTTTGTTGCACCATCGCACCAAGCAGAATAATCAACAAAATAAGAAGAAGATCCAATCGGTATTGTTGTTCCAGTTGTGTTGTCTCCAGCAAAATAAGCATCGCCAGCAGTGTTAATGTCGCCTTTAAAAAGCGCATTGCCAGCAGTGTCAATTGTAAAATTAGGCACACCAGCTTTTGCGCCAACAATGCCATTTTCTGTAATGGCAATACCAGAGCCGCTTGTCACAATGCCTGATGTGTTCCAAGCAATAGAGCCGACTTTAATGCCGCCCAAGTCTTGCGGAACAATTGTGCCCGTCAAAATGTTTGACGTTGTTTTGCTTACTTTGTCTGCTACATCAATGCTTAACAATGTAACTTGAGCCTGCAATGCTGCGACATTGCCTGATTCGCTGTTAATTGGCGACCATACAAAAGCAGTGCTAGTTGGTGATTGACCAGATTGACCAAGTTCGTTGCCAACAACATACGCAAAATAATATGTGCCAGCAGATAAAGACAAGTTTAAGAAATCGTAATTTGCACCGTTAGTCGCCGTTGTTCCCACGGGTGTAGAAGCAGACGAAATCAATTTCCAATCATACGCAGCGGGTGTTGCGGATGTTGTGTAATACAAGTTGCCATACGTTACGCGCCCTGTTGTCGGAACAACAACCCGAACACCAAATGTCGCTGGTGTGGTGCTTGGACTTGAATTGATAACGACAGGTGTAGACAGCGCAGAAAAGAAATCAACAGAAGGCAAGCCGCTATTAGGCACTGGCGCAAATTGGTTAATGGTTTGATCGTCATACACCTGTGCGTTGTATTCGTTCATCTCAAGACGAGCGCCAAGCGATCCATCAGGCAAAGATGCCTCATTAACCTTTATGACTCGGAACAATTTGGCGTTCCAGCCATAGTTGGAATTGGTCACACTAACAACATTGCCAGCATCAACTTGAATGCCAAAATATGTTGTGTTGAAGTTCACAATCAAATCTTCACGGGCTTGCTCAAGCAATCGGTTTGCAAGGTAATGTGCTTGCACCGAATCGTTTACCAAGTCATAAGTGATGCTGTATTTGTTAACTGGCTCGTTGGGATACAGCAAGCCGCTTGGTGTCTCAATGTTGATAAAGTTTGCTTGATCGCGGTTTTCCTTAAACGGAAACCTAGCCTCAACTTGATTGATGGAACTTGTAATGTCTGTGGCACTTACGCGAATGTCGCCAACGATGTTGTTATCTGTAAACGCATAAGCAGCAGTTTCTGCTTTGTTAACGACAACAGACCATTGACCCAATGCTGCGTTGTAAGTCATCCACGAATCACAAGCCGACATGATGCGGTCAATGTTAGACAGCACGGTTTCGCCAGCGTCCAACACCCCGTTGATGCGATAACGGGCTTGTGTAGAAGGCACACCACTGCTGTTTGTGAATGTGATTAACCCATCACTGTAAGCATTCAATGTCGTGCGGCTTGCATCATCCACAGACGTAGTGTCTACCGCGCCACCGTAAACAGGGTTTGTGATGTAGTCATACCAAACATCACCCGGCTTTGCCACACCTGTGCCGCGCAAGGTATGTGAAACTTTAAACGTGATAGGGGATAGTTGTGTTGTCCCTGCGTCACGGTTGTAGATCAGCTTCACAATTGCAAAGCCAAGACTATTCATTTGTCGTGTGCCTGTCCATCGCAAAGCGGCAGCAATATCAGCACCACCCATTACTGTGCTTGGAGCAGCAGCGCCATTCAAGGAAGTAATTGTTCCAGCGGCATTTGACCTATACAAATTGATATACAAGTTGCCGCTAATTTTGTCATCTACGTTTGGAGGGCTTGCCTCATCTGTGAGGCTAATAACCTTTGTCTGGTCTGTGCCATCAAATGTTATTTTTCGATCACCGTAATACATATCGGTGGTATCAAACGTAAACTGTCCATCAGGGCTAATGCTTGAGATAGCCAAGACGTAATACATTGTCTTTTGGTCGGTAGACAGCACAGCATCTACAAACGTACCGCCCATGTAGGCTTGACCATAAACAATCGGAATGGCGTTTACTGCGCTTGGTGGCACTTGCTGGCGTACACCCATGTCTTGCTGTTTCTCAGGATTGTCTGCAAATACGCGACTGACAATTTGAGAAACGGCAAAATTGATAGCAAAAGCGGCAGCAGTTTGTGCCAATGTAAATGCCGCAACAGCCGTGTTGGTAGCATAAGCAATAATTAAATTACCAACCATTTTTATTCCTTTACAAATGTTGCGCCAACAGGCTTGTAGCCTCTGCGGGTGTAATCAATCAATGGACCATTTGCCGAGATTGACGTACACACAAAATCAATTTCACCAGCTTCAAGCATAGACTTTGCATGGTCATCAAACGCTTTCCAAAGCCTACCGCCAATTGTTCCATTCCTATGCTCTGGCTCTACCCACCAAAGCAATTCATTCAACTCTCTTACTTGCGGCGACCAAATGTTAGAACACCTGTAAGCCACAATCGCACCGCGCATATTTTTGTCGATATAAATAAAGCCACGACCTTTGATAATGCTGAACAAGAGTTCCTCAACATATCTCGCGTTGTGATTGCTTTGATCGCCAAGTTTTTTAATTGGGTTTTCATACGCATATGCCTCAACAATTTCTAAAAGTCTTGGGATGTCGTATCTTGTAGCTAGTCTTATCATGCGCCATCAAATGTTGCGGTTACCGTTGTTTCGCTGGCTTGAGTTTCCGTTTTTGGAGGCGCACCAAAGTCAAAGTATTGATTGGAAATCTCTGATACGCGATTCATTGATGTGTCGTTTGAGTAAATAAACTGCCAATTGCTTTTGTTCGTTTTCACTCCAGAAAACCTGTTTTCCAGAATGCGGCGCATAGAAGAACAAGCAATAGAGCAAGTGGCAATCCTTTGCCTCAATTCGCTATTGAAGTCTTCAGTGATTGAAACGCTGTTTATGATGCCCTGATAACGCTTAAAGAACTGCGTTGTTGGTGTTGTGATGATTTGGTTGTTTGAATCAAAAAACCCGCGCCAAACCTCAACAAGCGATCCTTTAATATCATTGCTTAAAATAATTCCTACGTTAACAGGGTCAATGCCCGTCAACTGAATGGTCATGTCATCGGAAGTTGCCTTCATGTCACGCTGAACATCACCAACATTTAGCAAAGCGCCAAGATTGTTAAAGGTTATGCCACCTACTGTGATAGGCGCACCAGCATTACAAAAGGTGTAGACCGTTGCAGCAGTCCCGACTGTCAGCCGAACAAACTCTGCATGGTTTACTTGTGGGCTTGTTACAGCATTGATTGTTGTCATGTGATGTATTCCCGAAAGACAAAGGGTTGATCCCAATTGACAAAAGCACCGTTTGTCATTGGCGTAAGAGTATACGTTGGGCAGACTTCAGCCACCACGTTAAATGTGCAAGCATTACCAATGGAAACGGTTGCACCAGATACAGGCGATCCAATCAGCGGTCTGTGAATGTTCACAGAAGCGCCAGCAGAGTCTGCCGTGATCTTGTAGGTATAGCCGCCCACCATAATGAAATCACCCGCCTTAAACGTCCCGTTAGACGTCAAGGCAAGCGTTTGTGTGTTGGGAGTAGGTGTGCCGTTCAGTGTGGCAGTAGTTGCTGTTCCCAATTTCTGAGTAAACCAAGACAACAAGCTGCTGTTAAACGTAATGACTTCTGGCAGTTGACGGTCTTTGTTGTCAATCGCCTGAATAATTGCCCGTGCTGTCGGATAGTAAAGATAGTTGTTAGGCGTGACCGTGAACACCCACGGCACAGCCGTGAGGTACTGCGCCACAGTGATGTAACCAGACCTTGCAACTTGCTGACCAACCATGCGGCGGTTGTTTACCGTCATGGACTCTTGATTTTCAAATATGGTTTGGAAACTCATGCCCTACCCCTGTTAACAGCCAATGACTTGTTGGCATACTGATTAGCCGCCCAAATCGCATTAGAACTGTTCAACAGCCTATCTTCAAATGATTTGGTGTCAATTGCATTGATGTAGTTGTTTGTCACGTTGGTCGTGCCACCCATACTGCCAATCTGGTTGTTTGGAATAATGGTTCCAGAGCCAGAAGGAATAAAAATTTCAGGTCCGACTTCTCCAACCAAGTAAGGTGTTCTATTTGTTACAGAGCCGCCAGATGCCCTGCGAC